GGAAACTCTGGTATAGGTACTTCCTCTCACTTTCTTATCGAGGGTACATGGGTTGTAGGTTTCTTTCGTGATCCAGCCAAACAGGAGCCCGTTATTATGGGTGCATTGCCTGGAGTTAATACTTCTACTACAGATAATTTTACCATAGCCTCAAGTTCTAAGGTAGGTGGACAATCTAAAGGTGGGGGCTTCAAAGATCCTAAAGGTGTTTATCCTACTACAAAGTACGTTGGAAAACCAGATACGAATCTTCTTGCACAAGAAAAGGTTTCTGAACACGCATCACATAATGCAACTGCTCCAGAAGGTTCACTAGAAGGAAAACTTAAATACTACGAAAATTGGACAACAGCTTCTGGAACTGCAACTCAACCAAAGACAACTCAAGATAAAGCAAAGTACCCTACCAATCATGTCTTTGAAACAGAGTCGGGTCACTATGTAGAGTTTGATGATACTGCTGGAAATGAGCGTATACATTTATATCATAAACAAGGTACGTTCATAGAGATTGATAGTTCTGGTAATGTAATAATCAAGACTGTTGGAAATGTTACCAATATAGTTGCAGGAAATATGGACACATATGTTAAAGGTAATTATTCTGTATCTTGTGGAGGTACTATGGACATATATTCAGCAGGACTAGTTACAGAATTATTTGCAAAGGGTAGAAAAACTACTATATCAGCAGAAGGAGATACAGTAACAATAACAGGAGATGTTAAAGCTGATATTACAGGAAAATTAACTGAAACTGTATCTATGGATGTTAAACAGGATTATACACTTAACCTTACCACTACAATAGGAGTTCTTGGTTCTATCAAGGCCTCAGGTGCAATGACTGTAGGTGGTTCTTCAATCAGTTTCAACTAATGCCTTCTAGACTTGCTTTTGAATCTGCTGGTCATGTAATGTCTACTGAACCAGCTGCAGATGAAACATTAACCAGTACAGGAACAGGAGGATCAGCAGGAGGTAAAGAGAATATAGGTACTGCAACTTCCATGACATTTGATTCTGGTGCAGCGTATTTTAAGTGTATCGATACTTTAACAGGAGCAGTAACACCACCATCACCGCCTCCAGTAGGTGTAGTTAATGATGGTACGGAAGAATGTGCAACACCTTATATTTCTGTTACAGGAATTTCGATACCTTCTTCATGGACTGTTCCAGCAACAGGAAAGACGGAAACATTATCTGGTGCAAATACTGCACCTAACAATACTGGTACTGGAACGTATACTATTTTTCCAGATGTTCAGATTGTAATATCCGCAGGAGCATCTACAGGAGGTGCTGGAGTTGCAGGGTCTACAAAAACAACTCAGGCTCAAATCGTAGGGCCAGTTATGGAACTGGATAATTGGGTAGTGCCTTGGAATCCAGTAGATAGTACACCTAACTTTGATGGTTCTGATTTTGGACTTGCAAGAAGTTCTGGTTATGGTAACACCGCAAAGGGAGGGCCTGGAATATTTTATGTAACAGTTGAACTAACTTACGGATTAATCTTTGATGTAGGTGGAACTAGTACAACTAACAAAACTGCACTTAATTTTAAGATAGGTGTTATAAATAATTACAGTAATGATAGGGAAACTTATATGGCAGCTTATGAAAAGGCCTATGCTTCCTTAACTAAAGTTCCAGAACTATCGGAGTGGCAAACATAATGGCAGGATCATACGCAAGAGAAGGTGATATGACAACAGGACATGGATCATATCCCCCAGCAATATTTGAAGTAGGAAGTTCATTATGTCAGAAGGCAACTATTGAGGGTAAACCCATATTGACTGTAGATGTATATTGTGGAGCCCATACTTCCCCCACACCATCTCCAACATTAGGTGGTAAGGACAATCCTTTGGGTGGAAAAATTATACAAGGTTCACCAACTTGTAAAGTTCTATGTGATGATGGAATATACAGATTTGTTGCAAGGATAGGAGACTCACTAGATTGTGGTTGCAAGATAGTTGGTGGAGCAAAAACAGTAGGTGGTGGTACTGGTGGATAACAATTAAATCATTAACAAGGTGAATTATGATAAATGAAGAAACAGATATGCAAAAAGAAGATCAATCAAAATCAATAGAGACTAGAAAGAAATTAAATTTCTATGCTAGATTTATATTAAGTCTAGTAGTATTTTTAGCATTCTTTGTACTATTGTATTTACTATTCTTTGGTAACGTAGGTGATACTTACCGCGACATCGTGAATATTTTAGTGGGTACTTTCGTGGCGGTATTAACTAAGACGGCTGACTACTGGTTCAAAGATAAGGATGATCCAGAACATAAAGAATCACAAGAGTTGAATACTACTTCAACAACAACTAATGGATTAGCATAATGTCATGGGATGCATCTAGACAGAATGAAAAAAGATCAAGTAGGGTTTACAAAGACTTAAACTTGAACTTTGGTATTAATCCAGTTACTAGCGATGTAACTGCTGTTACTGATGTAAATGCAGTTAAAAGGTCTGTCCGTAATTTACTTCTTACTAACCATTACGACAGGCCATTCCATCCAGAAATTGGTTCTAATATTCAAGCATTACTCTTTGAAAACTTTGGCCCTATAACTGGAAATCAATTATCTAGGCAAATAGAAGAAACAATTACTAATTATGAACCAAGAGCTAGAATAGAAACTGTAGAATGTTATCCTGTTCCAAATACAAACACTTATGATGTTAGGGTATATTTTTACGTTGAAAATTTACCAGCAGAACTCCAAGAATTTCAAACAATGTTAGAAGCAATGAGATAATATGGCTACAAATTCAAAAGGAAGAATAGAAATTACCGATTTAGATTTTGATGATGTTAAATCTAATTTTAAAACATTTCTTTCACAACAATCACAATTTACAGACTATAACTTTGAAGGGTCTGGTATGTCGGTTCTTATGGATCTTTTGGCATACAATACACACTATATGGCATTTCATGCAAATATGCTTGCAAATGAAATGTTTATAGATACTGCACTAACTAGGTCAGCGTCTGTATCTCATGCTAAATCATTGGGATATTTACCATCATCAACAAAAGCATCTTATGCAACTGTTGATGTTACAGTAAAGGGTGTTCCTATATCACAAAAAACTTTAGTTATGGCTGCAGGAACAATTTTTACAACTACAGTAGATAGTGTTTCTTATAATTTTGTAACTATTGGAGATAGTACTGCAACTTCTGATAATGGAACTTTTGTATTTTCTGGTGTTCAGATTTATGAAGGAACAAGAATTAGATATACCTATACTGTAAATTCTTCAGATTTAGAACAACAATTTATCATACCTTCTGCAAGTGCAGACACAACTACTTTAGTAGTATCTGTTCAGGCATCTTCAAGTGATATTACTACAGAAACATATACTTTAAATACAGATATGCAACTCTTGATTCAACATCTTTAACATACTTTTTACAAGAGGTAGAAGATGGACAATATGAAGTTTACTTTGGTGATGGTGTTACTGGTAAGAAACCTATAGATGGAAATATTGTCATCTTAGATTATGTTGTAACTAATGGAAGTTTAGCTGATGGAGCAAATATATTTACTCCTGCATCATCTATTGGTGGATATTCTGATGTTACTGCATTAGCAACTGCAAGTGCAGCTGGTGGTGGAGAAGCAGAAACAGTTGACTCTATTAAATTTAATGCACCATTAAAGTATGCAACTCAAGGTCGTGCTGTTACACCAGATGATTACAAAGCAATCGTTCCTTCAGTCTATACTAACATTAAGTCGATTCAATGCTGGGGTGGTGAAGATAATGATCCCCCAATATATGGAAAAGTTTATGTTGCAATAAGACCGAATACAGGAACATCCCTCACCACTACAACCAAGAATCAAATTGTTAATAATTTGAAAAAATATAATGTTGCATCTATTGTTCCAGAAATAGTAGATCCTGAAATCTTGTATTTGGTTTTGGGAGTAACCGCTAAATATAACTCTACATTGACAGAAAAATCTAAATCAGATATTAAGGCTTTAGTTGAAACAACTATAAGTTCTTTTAATACAAACAATCTTCAAAAATTCGATAGTGTATTCAGACATTCAAATCTTGTAAAAAATATTGATGATACTGATACATCTATTCTTTCCAGTACTGCAACTGTAAAGTTGAAAAGGATTATTACACCTACACTAAATGCAATTACAAAATATACTATTGCATTTAACAACGCTGCATATCATCCCGCTATAAATTGGGCACAGACTGTAGTGGAATCTACTGGATTCTATTTGTCTGGAAATACTAATGAACAATTTATTGATGATGATGGAAATGGTAATATTAGAACATTCTATCTTTTAGGTGGTACTACAAAGACTATTACTAACGCACAAGCTGGAACAATTAATTATAATACAGGACAAGTGGTATTAACTTCATTTAATGTTACTTCAGTATCTAATGCAGCTGGTACTATTGATGTATCTCTCAAACCAGACTCTAATGATGTTATTCCTGTAAGACAACAAGTTATAGAAATTGATACTGTTGCAACTACTGTGACTGCCGAAGTTGATGACTTTGCAACTGGTAAAGCAACAGCTGGTGTAGGGTACTCTACATCCAGTTCAACTGCCCCTGTAGGAAGCACATACACAACATCGTAATATGGCGAGTACGTTTTTAGATGAAAAGATTTCATCCTTTATAGAAGATAAGTTTCCAGAATTTATAAAGGATGACCATCCTGTTTTTGTAGAATTTCTTAGGGAATATTATAAGTTCCTTGAGGCTGCAAAACTTACACTCACCTCTGTTCAAGCAACAGACCAAATCCTTTTAGAAAATAAACTTACTGTCAACTATCTTGCTAATGAGTTTGATGGTTCAAGGTTTGTTTATGAAGATACTGAATACGGCCCATTTCAAAAAGATGAAACAGTAACAGGACAAACTTCTGGAGCCACTGCTACTGTACTTGCAGAAGATAATACAAACGATGTTCTTTACATCGAAGCAAATAGACATTTTCAAGTTGGTGAAATAATCGTTGGTAGTATTTCCAATGCAAGTGCAACCATTGGAAAGTATCAAGGCAATCCAGTACAAACTATTCAACAACTTTTAGAGTATGCAGATGTTGATTCAACCATCAATGATTATCTAGACCAGTTTAGAGAATCATACCTCACAGCAATTCCTAATACATTAGCCACAGGAGTATCTAAAAGAAAATTAATCAAGAGTGTTCGTGACTTGTATCGTGCAAAAGGTACAAAGAGAGGTCATGAGGCATTCTTTAGATTGATGTTCAATGAGACACCAGAACTTACCTACCCTACAGAAAACATTCTTAAAGTTTCAGCTGGTGATTGGTCAAGTGATACTATTCTTAGAATTGTTGCTACAGAAAATAACCCTGCAAATTTAATAGGACAGACTATTTCTCAAACTGTAAATGTTGGATTAGATCATGCTGCAGCTTCAGCAAATGTGGAAGCAGTACTTCAATTACAGGAAGGTGAGACAACAGTTTATCAATTAATATTAAACGTAGCATCTATAGATGGTACATTTGTTGCAGGAGCAGAAGTAACAGGAATTGACAGTACAGATGCTGATACATCTATTGCAGGAACAGTACAACCAATACTTATAGGTGCAGCTGTAACTGGTGGTGCATCTGGTTATACTACTAATGATACTGTTACTGTTACAAGTAGTTCAGGACAAAATGCAACAATTAGTATTGTAGATGTTGGTTCTGGTGAAATAGGTCAAATTGTAATTGACAATCCAGGCTCTGGATATACAGTAGGTGATCCTTTATTTTTTGATAATACAAATACTGAGGGAGCAGGAGCTTCTGCGATTGTTTCTTGTATTGATGGTGCTATCGGCCCAGAACTAGGTGATACTGCTGACCATACAGTTACAGGAAATACTAATCATACTAGTAATACTACAACTATTACAAATATTACAACATCTACTTTGTATGGAGATTTTCAATTTGATATAAGAGGAAAAGTAACTACAGGGTCTACATC